AGGGTCAGCTGCCATAGAAGGATCAAATATCCTTAGTCTATTGTTGGGTTGAATTGCGTAATTACCATCGTCTAATTCTATTACATGTCCACATTTATGTTGATCTGGTTTTTCTGCATAGCCAAAATCTAATTCATTATAATCACCAGCACACCAGTCAATTGTAAATAGATATGTACCTTCTCTTTGTTTCTTTCTTCTAGATGTATATATCATTTTACACCCATCTAATTGATAAAATTTTGTAACACTTACATTATAGCTAAAAGAATCCCATAACATTAATTCATTTAAGGGTAGTTCTTTTACACCTGGTTTTTTACAAAATGCAGATATGGGTGCTCTCCACCATATACCACCATCTGTCATCATGTAATGAAACAAAGGCACTTGTTTAGGTATAGATGTAAATCCAAATACCACACATTCAAAGTATTTATCGTGTGAATCTTTTTGATCTCTTAAATAATTACCACGCACATAGCATTCTATAGGTGGTATATTAGCATTTAAATACATTAGTTTGCTAATGGGTTAGAAGATTTAATTTTTAGTTCTTCTATCTGTGTTTGTAATAATTCAATTTCTTTTTCATTAACTAATATTTTAGTATGATTATGGTCTGCACTTAATGCATTAACTTTTTCTTTTAAAACTTCTATCTCAGATAGAAAACTCATATCAATACCTTTAGATGCACCTTCTAGTACTTCTAACTTAGTCATAACTTCTCCATACTTTACAAAGCCACCACCGATTGCGGCAATGACACCTAGTAAAGC